CCCTTAATTCAGATAAAGTCTTCTGAACTCTATGGCATACGAATCTTGCGTTCTGGATATCCTTTGCTTCCCTGCTGATAAGGAATTCAGATGGAGGAACATTCTCAATCTTTACTTTACCAGAGCCGTGGGTTCTCGAAAGAACCACATCATGAAGCACTGACTCAACATCAAAACCTTCACCCTCTGAATATTCTGAATGCTCCAACACCTCTACTGCTGGATTTTCTACTAGGGCTGTCAGTTCTATATCTGTTAATCTACGATATTCCTCTCTTTTATAATCTTCATACTCATCCCACCATACCTTAACAATACCATTCTTAGATAATAGGGCATCGGTAAACCATGAGTACATGATTTCCCAACCTGGATTATCCTTTGCAAATACGTAATTTACATAATCCGTGGCTTGTTCTGCCATCTTAACGTCTTCTGGACCGTGCGGATTAAACTTAACCATCTCATCCCCAGAGGCAAATACCCTCATTAAAGATGGTTTAATCCACTCAATAGTATCCTGAACTGTAGAATCTACATACTGACTGCGACCCTCAACCTCATTGCCAAAGGGCTGGCTATAGTAATACTCCATAGCCTTCTCCCTATGTCGAGAAATAGTATCGCCATACCCAAGAGAATCAGTGATCTCACTCCTGATCCTGGCTACTAATTCTTCTTCAGTGATCTTTTCTTTTGCCATTAAATAATTCCATAGTTCTTGTACTCAACATCCTTAGTCCATTCTGGGTCATCACTAGCAACCGCGAATCTTACAGACATTGCTGCATATCGGGTTGCAGACATTAAATCATCTCTGAAGGGTACAATCTTTCCACCCTTCCTATGATACATTCTAAACTCTTCCCACCAGTCTCCTAGCGTAGAAAAGACATGAAACTTCCCATCTTCCATTTTCTGAAGGACGCTCATGATTCCCACCTCTACTGAGTTGCCGCCCTTCTTCTCCCCAAGAGCCGGCGGATTCTCAAAATGGAATGGCAGGAAGTTACATCCTAAATTTCTGTATTGGTCAGCAAGGCCAGGATTACCCATAGCATCCTTACGGTAACCATCATGGGGCCATGCTATTGGGATATACTGGGGTCTTGTGCGTATGGCGGAGGCATGAGTTGCAGGTGCAGCTTTAGCCTGCCGATAGCAGTCATAGATGTAAAGTTCATCTTCTTCTCTATCCCACGCCATCCACACGCAAGCAGTAGGATGGTCATAACCAAAGTCTATTCCGCATATACGAGGCCAATGATCTTTTAACTGTATTGGATCAATCACCAACTTCTCTTCCGTCACCGGAAAGACCAGGCCTGAACCAATCGAAGGTCTTCCGTATCTCCTCATTTCCCTTTCGTGAGGGGCATAAGAAGATAAGATTTGTTGCATTACATCTTCGTTTAGATGCCCATTCTCCCCGTTCATGGACTTAACCTTTTCTGAGGCATCATCCCACGTCGCGTTGACCAGGGATTGACCAGGTTGTATATTATTCATGAACGATGCTACAGTTTCAGTCATCCCGCTTTCAGGAGTAAAGGTCATGTAGACCATACCTTTCCTGTCTAGGGTTCGTGTCACAGCCTGAGAGTAAATATCTCTGGGTGGTTCCTCGTCCAACCAGATACAGTCTACACTACGGCCCTGCCACTTCTCCTGGCCCATCTCATAAGCCTTAAAGAAGAGAGAACTGTTGCCGCCGGCCGCGTGCCTAATAAGGGCAACACTCTTTGCATTAGGAACGCCGGGTTTTCTCTCAGTTTTTTCTATTCTGTTCTTTGGTATCGTGCCAGTTCCAAAAGCATCTGGATCATCCGGTGATCCCAGGAGCTCAAACTGCACGATATCTCTGGTAGTCTCATTCGATATACCGCCAGCCCACCCAATGATCGGCCTGTTATACCGCCTTCCTTCCCACCATTTGGGATACATACCGGTCAAATGATAACTTAACTCCATGCTGCCGCAGTAACTCTTACCTATGCGATTAGCGGCCATCAGGAGGCGTTGGTTAGCCCCTGAGCCTGTTGCGTGGAACTTTAACTGGTAAGGATAAGGATCGTAGTCATCAATCCTATTAAACCTCTTACGATCTTGTAGCTCGCGTAAGAGTTCTACTGCCCTAGTGTCTTGTACTAAGGAGGGCATCGAGTTCCTTTTGGATTTCTTCAGAAGACATCTTCTCTACCGTGGTTACTTCAGTCCTTTCTATAGGCTTGAGTCCAGCTCGGTCAAGTATATCCTTAATTGCACCCAGTTTAACTGACTCAGATGTCGCCTCTTCCATAAGAAAGCGTAACTGAGACAGCGCACCAGGGAGCATATCTGAAATGAGTTTTCCAGTTCTCTCCGCTATTTCATTTGCGAATTTATTTTTAAGCTCATATCCCTTCTGTTTGGCGGAGTTCTCGCTATATCCCGCCATGATCGCAGACCTTGTAGCATTCCCCGTTAAACAGTAGGATTCAACGAACTTGTCTTGCATTGCGCTCATCTTCCAATAATCTCTCTTTTGTACTTTCTCCACCACTCTGCTCGTCGTTTACCGGCTTCTGAGGCGGCTAATTCTGCTTCAACCCTATCAACCTCTGGCGTATGTTGCGCTACTTCTTGAGGCCGAAATTTCCTTGCAGATACTTCTTCTCTATACCTATAAGGATGAATTCTGGGTACTTGAAATTTATATTTCCTATGGGGAAATCTATCTCCAAGAGGCGTATTCCATAACCTTTCTCGGTGACCAACTGGAAAGGATCTATCCTCACCACGAACCTCTTGACCGCCTGGAGATCGCCTTGGTGGAACCATATCCTTAACATACCGATTCCTTGCAACCATCGCAGTAATTAATGGATGATTTGAACCCATTCCTCCTCTAAGATTGAATGCTTCATGGCCTAGTTCATGTGAAACAGCACCACCAATATCGCTTTTTATTACAGGATTAAATTTTGTGCCCCAATCTTTACTTACAGGAGGACTCCAATAAGCCCCATACCCGGATGGTAACCCACGGGTAGGAGGATCAGATTCGGCCATCCAACTCATCGGTATGGCCCCTCTTGCTCCCCTATTTACACCGCCCTCATCTAGTCTACCTAGTAGACCAAGTAATTCAAGTTGCGTTAAATCTCCACCACCACGATAAGGATCACCCGCATAGCGTTCTGGATTTACACGACCCATAGAAATAGCGCGTAAAAACTCTTTCCTATCCTCGAGTTCTTCTGGCGTAGGATACTTAACTAGCGGGTCTTGCCCCGCTGTCCTATGTCGCCACCGATCATATTTCCTTTTCTTAGCCAAAGAAAAGAGCCTGTTCCTTCTTTCTGCGGTTATAGAGTCCTTCCATGAACTTGCCCTTACTCTTTACCCAACCCTTATTTCTGGAGAAAGCCTGCTTCTTGAACTCGTCCATATCTCCAGCGTTTAACGCCTTTAGAGCCTTACTCTTTTTGAAAGAGGTTCTTCCCACATTGTATACGAGTGATGTCAATGCAGCCTTCTGATTTGCAGTGAGATCAGCCGTAACGACGCCATCAAGGAAATCACCGATGTCCTGTACCTTACCCATAAGCCAGCCACGTTCCTTGGCCTCTGTGGTTTTTTCGCCCTTTTTATACTTACGCCCAAAACCTATACGCTTCGTGTCAACATCGGTAAAAGGCTTATCCTGGTAACCGCCTTCCCAATCCGCGATCTTATCCATTGCGACTTGACTATAGGAAACAGGGGCTACGCGGCCTTCTCTTACTGGCCTCTCTAGCCGTCGAGGAGCCACATCACCGCCTATACCTGATTCAGTTCTGGCTTGAGGTAGTATCCCACCAATAAAGCCTCTAGCCCTATCCATCATACTTGGTTCTGGTGGAGCCTCTCCTCGGTTAAAGCCTCTCCAGCGGTAGTAGTCATCACCCACCGGACTCTGACGATGAATGGGAAGTGTTGGCTCTTGCCTAGGGATATCTAATCTAGGCTGTAAATCCATCGGGGGCATCTGTGTCTGAATATCTAACCTAGGCGCAAGGTCCATTTGTGGAACCTGCGGTTGAGTATGGATATTAGCCCATTGCGTTAAGGCACTACCACCTGCGGGATCATACTGTGCCCCGCCACGGAATGCGGCTAA